ATTAGGCGTGACACGGTATCTGAAAGGAGGCGTAAGCACTTTAAACCCTGATACGTACATAACCCTATATGATACCGTTTCAAAGGGTTATAGGGCCGTTAACAGGGCCACGATACAATCAGTAACACTAGGAGGTGTAACACATGTCGCAGTATGATGATTGGGACTATGAGCAGCTGGGTTTAAAGTTTAATATGAGTGTAGAAAGTCTATATGCATGGTCACGCTCTTTTGAACCAGCCTACATCATTGCAGTAGCTACTAATGAGGACGAACAGACCGAACTGCTATACACTGATGGGGATGATGGTATGATGTTATTGAGTGAATCATGCCAAGAGTTTGACAATGGTGTTAACATATCTATAAATGGAAATCATTGTTGTTTAGACCTTAATACTATCAATAAGATGTTAACTAATTTAAACAAAGCTATAAAGGCGAATCAGTATGTATCAGATATTGACTAAGTGGACTAATGTAGTTGTATTTCAAACCACGGAAAGGCTAATTGCAATTGACTGGCTTGAAGTAAATAACAATGACCCCGAAGTATTTAAATTGGTTAAAGTAAAGGTAAAGCAATGTTAATTTCGATATGTGTATTAGCAGTAACTGGTTTAATTGTTTTGATAATGGAGGATTAAATGTCTAGATGTACTTGTTGCAATGTAATATTAACACCCTACGAATTGGCAGTGCGGAGTGTAGCTACTAATGACTACATGGACGTATGCTTAAAGTGTTATAGTTTTATGGATGACGTAGAAGTTATTACTAAGGGAGATATAACACACGAAGTTGGCATGGATTTTGCTATCATAGACTATATAGACTATGACGACTACAATGCCTATGAATACTACAACAGCTAATTAGGGTTGCTTATAATCTATTAATATTATTCTAAGCAACCCCTATATAGTATGTAGTATATAGGCTAATTAATTAAATAAAGGATATAAACAGATGACTAATAAAGACTATGACGAATATATACATTACGCTACATTGAGTGATGCATATGAGTTAATTGCTTCAATTGGTATGAATGATTTTCTAAGCAACCTCTTTATAGAAAAGAAAGGCAGAGCGTTAACGATTGCCGAGATAGAAGCAATGGAAGTGTTACACGAGGGCTGGACGTTATGACTTATGAGGCGACACATAAACAATGCACTGACTGCGAATCATCGAAAGGGTTAACTGTTAACCTAGATGGGTCGACTAAGTGCTTTTCATGCGGTAAGTATACAAGGCTTGCTACGGGTTCAGAGGGCACTACCCTACCTATGCCATCACCTAAGCCCATAAAAGGCGTTACAGAGCGTCCTGATGCGTTTGTAGGGGGTTTTAAGGATAGGCGGATAACCTTTGCGACAGCCACCAAGTATAATGTTACTCAAACGGATGACTTGACTATATTTCCTTATTACAACAAGGCCGGTAACATTCAAGGTCAGAAGGTTCGTAATGTAGAAAAGAAGATGTGGTTCGAAGGAGATAAACAGAAGACATTGTTATTCGGTCAACAGTTATTCACAAAGGGTGGTAAATATGTAACTATTACTGAGGGTGAATACGATGCATTAGCAGCATATCAAATGTTAGGTAATTATCCTGTTGTTAGTATTCGCACTGGAGCAGGTAGCGCACTGGGGGATTGCAAAGAACAGTTTGAGTGGCTTGATTCGTTTGATTGTATTGTTATATCCTTTGATGGGGATGAAGCTGGGTTGAAGGCATCGGCGGAGGTGGCTGAGTTATTCGGCAATAAAGCTAAAGTAATTAAGAATTCAGTTGATTATAAAGATGCATGTGATTACTTAACAGATAGGCATGAGGTAGATTATGTAAAGGCATGGTGGTCGGCAGAACAATATAAGCCTGAGGGTATTGTTACAATGGCGGACATTCGCGACCGCCTGCTGATGCCCCCTGTGGCGGGTGTGCCGTGGTGCTTTCCTACATTGACTGATTTGACGTATGGGCGGCGTAAGGGTGAGTTGTTTGGCTTCGGTGCAGGTGTCGGGGTTGGTAAGACAGATATCTTCACACAACAAATAGCATACGACATTGATACGCTAGGGTTGAAGGTAGGTGTTATCTATTTAGAGCAGAACGTAGTTGAAACCGCACAACGTGTGATGGGTAAGCTGGACAAGAAGCTATATCACATACCTGATGGCGAATGGACTAGAGATCAGTATGTTAAATCGATTGATAGGCTGGAGAACCGTGACCAGCTGTACATGATGGAACACTTTGGCACAATGGATTGGAAGACCATCAAGAGTATCATCAAATACTTTAACAAAGCGTATGACATCGAGCATATCTATTTAGACCACTTGACGGCCTTATCAGCGAACGAACAGGACGAGCGTAGGGCACTAGATGGCATCATGGCGGATATGGCAGGATTGGCGCAGGAGCTGGGTGTTATCATTCACTTCATTAGTCACTTAACCACGCCTGATGGCAAGCCCCACGAAGAAGGGGGTCGGGTGATGGAGAAGCACTTCACGGGTAGTAGGTCTATTGCACGTTGGAGTCACTACATGTTTGGCTTAGAGCGTAACAAGCAAGAAGAAGACCCTATAAAGAGGCAGACAACTACCTTTAGGGTGCTTAAAGACAGGTTTACGGGGCGGGCAACAGGTATGAAATTTGGCTTGCTATATAATCAAAAGAATGGTATACTGAGTGAAACAACATTGTTATCGGATGAACCACTATGATAATCACTGAAGCTATAGGCGACACTGTTATAGGGTGCTACTACGCATCAGAAACAGCGCTGGACTGGGTGCAGGTAGAGTGTGTAGATAGTAGTTATCTATATGACATCGCACCTACCTGCGTACAGTGGTTAACTTATTTTAGTTAAGGGTATGTTATGAAATTAGAAAAGTATGGCTATTGCTCGAAGACTGGTAAATGCTTAAACCCTTTTGGTGCTCGCCCTTTATGGGTTATCAATAGGGCTAGGCAAATCAGGATGGGTTTGTTAATTGAGTGCACAGAGGAGGCTTTATTTTGACACGAGAAGAACTATTAGCAGACGACACGCAGTATTGCTGTTACTGCGGACAAGAGAAGGTGCGGTTTCACTGTTGCGGTGAGAACCACTTTCAGACCTTTGCTCAGATGAACAAAGAAGACCAAGCTGAGTTTCTTGAAGAAGGGGAATAAAATGAATCAAGATTTTAACCTGTGGTGGGATACACCTTACACCCCAATAAACAACCCATTTACACCGGAAACACCAGCGTGGTGGAGTTGGGAGGCATGGCAAGCGGCTACTAAAGTGGAGCGTGAGGCGTGTGCTAAGGTGTGTGATGAGCTGGATAAGCAACGCTGGAAAGAATACAGCGAACATCACACCGATTATGGCGACAATATAAGAGCGAGGAATAACACATGAACACAACACTAAACCAAATTCGCTCGAAGTCACCCTGCGCAGACGGATGGACAAAGCTGCTCAAACACTTGGGCAAGACACAAGCAGACGACGAACCACTGTCACTTACAACTATTTTAGATAGCAATGGACTTGAGGATGCTCTGTGGTGCTTGCAGGTAGTAGATGGGCACGACCGAGAGATACGTCTATATGCCGTTTGGTGCGCTAGGCAAGTGCAACATTTGACGAAAGATCAAAGAAGCATAGATGCACTAGATGTAGCAGAACGTTTTGCAAATGGGCAGGCTACTAAAAATGAACTAGATATTGCAGGGGATTCGGCATGGGCGGCAGGGGATGCGGCATGGGCGGCAGGGGCGGTAAGGGCTGCGGCATGGGCGACAAGGGCTGCGGCAAGGGCTGCGGCATGGGCGACAAGGGCTGCGGCAAGGGCGGTAGGGGATGCGGCAGGGGCGGTAGGGGATGCGGCATGGGCGGCAGGGGCGGCAAGGGATGCACAAGAAGTTAAATTTCGTGAAATGTTTTGCGATATTCTGGAGACTAAGGAACTAAAGGAGAAGAACTTATGAGTAAAATAACACTGTTACCTAGTGCTGTAGAAAAGATTAACGATGTTGTAGAACTAAACAACATTGTATCTGACATAACCATTGAATGTGATAGCAGCTCAGGTATCGGGTCTATCATAACAATGAGTTGGCTGACAGTATACAATGGTCTTTGTACTACGATGACTGTCAATGTTGCTGATGAAAGTGAGTGGTGATGGACTATGAGGAAATAGGCGCTGAGATGCGTAATGAAAAGGATGCTTTAATACTGCAAGGGCTTGTTAAAGAACTCTTTGATAAGTATTTGAACAGAGTGGAAGAGAGTGATAGCGGTACTGAGTTCAGCCCAATTACACTTAGCTGTTGTAGGGTTATGATGTTGGAGCCGTTGAATGATTTATTAACAAGGATGGCAAAGCTGTCTGGTGCAAAAGAGAAGGTAACTTATGAATGATGAAGGAACGGGCAACGTAACCCTATTACGTGAGAATGTGGATGGTAGTGCTGTTTACCAGTTTGACTTTCCACCAGAGGCATTATCAGCCTTGACGCGGTTAGGTATACTCACTGCAATAAAAGCAGGTATTAGTGAAGCTAAGTATCTAGCGCCTGATTATGAAGCTGACCCAGAGTTCACAGAGGAGATTAGAGACTTGGCTGAAGATGCCGGGTTTTGTATGTGGCGGGATGAGAGTTACAAGCCGGAGGGTGAGGTAGTGGACTGGGCTTGTAAGTATGACAAAGAGTTAATTAAATTCTATCATTTGGTTAAAGCGATGTACGAACATGAGTGATAACACACGATATCCGCCGCTAACACAGCTAGAGAGGGCGTTGTTAGCTGACAAGATATTCGACATACGGATAGATGAAGAGGAACGCAAGCGAGAGTTAGCAGAGCATGAACTTAAAATGAAAGAGATGTGGAACAGATGAACGACATACAAGAAACATTAGATACACGCGGTAAGCGCTATGGTGAGTATAAAGAGGTGGCAGAAACATCACAATTGTTAAAGAATGTGTTGCGTACAGCGCCCAGTTGGGTTATAATGGAGCCGTACATGCAAGAAAGTTTAGATTTAATCTGTAACAAACTAGCACGTATATCTAACGGCGACCCGTTCTATGCTGACAGCTGGCATGATGTTGGTGGGTACGCTAAACTAGTGGAGATTGAACTTGAGAAGTTATAATGGTACTTACACTGGACATAGAGACGGATAGTAGTCATAACAAAATATGGCTTTGCTACACACATAACAGCGAGACAGACGAGTACATATGTCACACTACATCAACTACATTAATACCCTTGCTAAACAAGGCAGACACGATAGTAGGGCACAACTTAATAGGATTCGATGTACCTATACTGAACAGAGTTTGGGGGACGAGGGTTGGCATGAAGCGGTTGAGAGATACGTTAGTGATGAGCAGACTCGCCAATCCATCGCTAGAAAACGGGCACAGCCTCGGCGCTTGGGGCGTAAGACTTGGGAATCGCAAAGTAGAGTATTCACGGATATGGCATTGGATGAAAGGGGTACAGTACGACAAGAAGAGTACAGCACCTTATGATGACCCTGTAGATAGCCTTAACCGCTTCTACTGCAAACAAGACGTAGCAGTGACGGTTGAGCTATATGCTAAGTTATCAGAGGAGTTGAGCGATTGGGGCGAGAGTGTGGACTTAGAGCACGAGGTAGCTTACATAATAGGAAAGCAGGAAAAGCATGGTTTCAAGTTTAATAGTCAAGAAGCTCAGGCATTGGTGGCTAAACTGTCAGGTGAACTGGCTGATATTGAGGGTGAATTGCAACTTACATTTCCGCCACTGGTTCAAGAGAGAGTAAGCGAGAAAACAGGTAAACAGTTAAAGACGAAGATAACAGCTTTTAACCCCGGAAGCCGACAACAAGTAGCAGATAGACTGATGTTACTCGGAGTTAAGTTTACAAAGCTCACAGAGATGGGTTCTGTAATGGTAGATGAAAGTGTACTGTCTAAGATTAACCTACCAGAGGCGGCGATGGTGTTGCGCTACATGATGTTACAGAAGCGGATTACGCAGGTCACATCGTGGCTAGAGGCGGTAACAGATAAAGGAAGGGTACACGGTAGGGTGATAACGATTGGCGCTATTACAGGGCGTATGACGCACATGAGCCCAAATATGGCGCAAGTGCCTAATGCGGGTAGTGAGTATGGCCCAGAATGTAGGGACTTATGGGGTGTAGATAAGGGTAACAAGCTAGTCGGTGCTGATGCCAGCGGATTGGAGCTACGTATGTTAGCCCACTTCATGCATGACGAGGCATATGTTAAGACGGTAGTGGAGGGGAGTAGTAAGTTAGGTACGGATGTGCATACTATGAATATGAAAGCGGCAGGGCTAACAAGTCGTGACCAAGCAAAGACATTCATTTATGCATTTCTGTATGGAGCTGGTGCAACTAAGATTGGTTCAATTGTCGGTGGTGGTAGGGTTAAAGGGCAACGTCTTATTGACAAGTTCCTAAATAACACCCCAGCATTGAAGGCATTGAAGGAGAAGACAGCACAGCATGCAGCTAAAGGTTATCTAACACCTAACTTAGATGGACGAAGGTTATGGGTGCGAAGTGAACATGCAGCGCTTAACACATTGTTGCAAGGAGCTGGTGCTATTTTAATGAAAAAGGCATTAGTCATCTTGCATAACAAGTTAAAGTGTGGTATAATAGAAGCTCACTTTGTAGCTAACG